ATCTGGGAGTATAGCTCAAATGCTTGGCTAAACTTACAACACTGGCACGTTTGATTGCAGTATCAATGAACATTTCATTGCTCACCATGTTGGCCAACACAGCATTGTAGTGCGTGTTATAGGCCAGTAAATCAACCAGTACACTTAGGTTACTGGCATCAAAATCATAGTCAGTGAATGCGGACTGATCTCTAAGAAAATTCTTGAGGTTGTCTTTGATGGTGTCAAAGTCTAGCTCGGTTACTCTGATATTAGCCATTATCGTACTCGGGTAAATGTGGTTGTAAATGTCGAGGGAGTCTCGGTATTACGAATCTTATAGACAATCTGTATGAACATTTCATTGCTATCAGTAATATTGACATCCACGCTTACCAGCGTGACTCTGGGTTCAAACTTGACTATGGCATCACGAATAACTCGTTGTGCAATGGCCACAGTCATGGGATCGTTCTGTTCAAATAGCAGATTGTGTATCTGACATCCCAGCTCGGGCTGAAATGGTCGTTCATAGTGCTTGGTGTGAATTAGATTGCGAAGCGCACCTCTGATGGCATTGTCGTCAATCTTGTTGGCGACATCGCGAGTTCTGGGACTGCGTGTAAAGGCAGCATCTAAATCGGAAAATGTACGGTTAATTCTGGTGGTCATGTTATTATTTAGCCTCCGCAGAAGACATTGCTGGAACCTTCTGCAACTGATGTACAACCTGAGATGGGATCGCCGATGCGTCCCGCTGCTTTACCATTGATTCGAACTGATCCACTGCCACTAGCTATTGGTGCTGCGTGACTAGGACAGGGTGCACCTGGCAACAGATGTACAGTATTGTTGTCACCAACACGACTCCAGGCCTTGCCATTGACTCGTACATTGCTGCTTCCTTCTGCTCGATAGGGTGTCGAACAATGAGCTACGTCGGCATCACCGACTCTGGCGGCTGCGGGCACGTTCTATCTCCATTAATCGTTGTAGTTTATCGTTCCATTCATGTATTAAATCATGCTCATCCTCGTTGTGTGGACCTTCAGGTATGTCAGGTACAAATTTAATTACATGATCAAATTCAGCTGGAATATCTTCGTAGTTCGTATAGGTCTGCAGCTTACCATTGATCATTATGACGAATTCGCTCATTTGCTTAGATCACAGAGGAAGGTCTTTTTAATACCGTCAGGTCCAACTGCTACTGCGTGATCCATGAAGGTGGCCACTTTAGGGAAGGCACTGCCAACTGGGCGATTGCCTGCTGGATTAAAGCTGACATGAATCCAGCTGGTAAAGCCGCCCTTGCCATTGTAATATTCTAGCAATAGTTGATCATAGGCTATGTTGTCACGTATCCAAAGAGCAATATCATAGTGCTGTTGAATGTTACCAAAGCTCAGGTCTACTGCCTGACCAATCAGATGCTGACTCTTGGCAGCACCACCAGCTGGTACATCAAAACGCAAAAGACTGTTCATCTGCATGTTGGGATACTTGGCCTTGATTGGATCTAAAACGTTCACAGCCAGGCCACGCAGGTTGTCCATGATCTGTGACTTGGTCAGACCATTGTGAGATGTACGGCTGGCGTTACCCCAGAACTCTCGATTCTTGGCAGCACTATCGCTACCAACGTTTGCCAAGTCTCCCAGCTTGAAGCTACGACTCAGCTGTATGGTATAGGGGAATTCACGATAGCCGCTGAACTCACCCATCTTATATGGTGTTGGTGGAACAACAACCGGTGATCTGGTATCCGACCGCTTACAACCAGCTGCTGATGTCTGTTTACCTGCTTCAATGTCTGCTGGGTTGCGTTTACCAGATGCCACGTCATTCTGTTGCTTGTTGGGATCTTCACCGCCATCATTGCCACCTTGGAATTCAGCGTCGGCATCACAACCAACACGAGTCAGTGGTGTAAGTGATATGCCAGTTGGTGCCTCGGTACTCAGGGCGCTAAGTCCTGATGCTGTAGCTGATCCAGCTACACCGTCGTTCAAGTCTATGGTTGATCCATCCAAGCCCATGGCACCACCGGATTTTATATTCATGGTACTACCAGCCTGAGCATACATGCTGCCGCCAGCCTTTAAATGCAGGTCATTGGTGGCTTCCATGTAGATGTTGTTGGCACGTGTTTTAAGATTGCCAGCTACATTGATGTTGGCATCGTTCTTGACATTGATGGTGGTTGTACCCCAGACTTCAATGTCCAGGGTGTCCTTGGATAATATGCGAGTAGCACCTTCTACAGTTACATCATATTCGCCTCGAATATAGACCTTGTTGTTGCGCATGAATACACCATATCCATCGCCTTGCACATGCTGATGGAAGGTACCATTCTGATCCATTTCAACGAATGTACCAGTACGATGATAGAGATGCAGACGTTCACGCTGCGGTGTATCATCCATTTCAATGACATGACCACTTTCGCTTTCCACGACATGATTGTAGGGATAGCGAGCACAATAGGCTGCCTCGGGTTCATCCCAGGTACCATTGTTGGCAGTGCTAATTCCAGACTGGCGAGTCTGCGCCTTGGCCTGTATGATGGTACCCGATGTATCACCGGTGGCCAATTTGTTGGTGTCTGGACGATCCTGATAATCACATTTTGGATAGGCACTGTTGGGATCGGCAAACGGTGGTGGATTGCCGAGCTTGGGATCATTTAAAGTATCTGTGGGCGAAGTATTCTTGGGATCGGGTTGATTGGTATTGGCACCAGCCTGACTGCTGGGAACACTGCTAGCAGCTCCAGATATTCTATCACCACCGGGCGTACCAGGCGCCCATTGAGCAGCTGCCTTGGCAACCTTGTTTAACTGTTCCTGACCAATGGCTCCTTTTTTACGTATATCGCCACCAGCCACCATGCTGGTAACCAGTACATTGCTGTCATTCTGAGTACCACCAGGATAGTTAATACCAGTATTTCTGGTTCCCAGATTGAGATTGCTTTTCATGAACCAACCAACAATCTCAGCAGCAGTAGTTGGCTGATTGGCCAGATCTGGATTGGTTACCAGACGATCGTCACTGTAGATTTCACGGCTGGCAGCTGCATAGTTAAACTTACCAGTAATCTGAATAAAGCCACGACCACGATATTTGAAACCATCACCAGCATTGGTGTTGCCCAGACTGCGTCCTGTGGTGCTGCCTGGACCATAGATTAAATCAGCAAATAAAGCTGGATTTGATTTCATTACATTGAGCTGAGCATCAGTAAGATTGTCGGTGCGATTACCAAATATTGATCGTATTCTGGCATTGGTGGTGTTGGCATAACCACTTAAATCTTCGGACTTGGTTTTACCATTGCATTCTTTTTCTACATTGGCCAGAACAGCAGCAATAAATTTATGATCATTCAAAGATCGTTTTTTACAGGCAGCAATAATTAGATCATAGTTATCGTTGAGATCCTGATTGGTAGGCGTTGTTGATTCTGTGGTTGTTGATGCAGTAACTGGATTGCCTGAACTGTCTTTGACTACATTGCCATTGCTGTCCTTTAAAACGCCATCCTGATTGTTCTGTGCTATACTATCCTGACCACCACAGGCCCGAGTTTTATCAGGCAACCCACCAATTGTACCCATCATCATGGGCTGTTGTTTATCCTTACCGTCGGCAAAGAAGCCAATGACCCAACTACCTTCCAAGGGTCCTACTGGTGAACTACCTTTGCCACTGATACCTGCACTAGTAATGGGCTGCATAGGCATGGCCCAGGGCAAATCACTGGTGGGCAGTACCTCTTTATTGTCCAGATGATAGCCCAGAATACGTACACGACAACGACCCACCTTCAAGGGATCGTTGCGGTCTTCAACTACGCCAATCCACCAGAAGAAACCGTCTTCTCCAAAAATATTAGTTATGGCACTCATGCTGTATTTCCTTTGGTATCTCGATAACTTTCTTTGACAATCTCCATGATCATCATGTGTTTAATCAAGGTCACTTTATGACGTATTGCTGTAATTAAATAGTAGCCACTGAACAAGGGATCTTCACCATTGTCAGTCTTGTCGCTTTCATCTCTGGGTCTGGCATCTGGATAGCTCAGATAGATGACATTGCCAACCTCGGCATCGGTTCTACCTGGGACAGTAATGATCAATTTAAAGTTGCCCAGCTCCTGCAAGACACTGATACGCTGTGGCAAAGTTTTTTCAATGATGTCACTGACATTGTCTGGAGCATTGTTGAATAATTTTTCATGTCTGGGATAGAAACGCACATAGCTGGCTGGTGCACGCAAGGCATCATCATTGAATGGCGCCTTGCTAGATCCTGCTATGTCTTCTAAATGCTTGTAGTCTTTGTAGTTGGATACATGATCATAGTCGAATGTTTCATATTTCTTGGTCAACAAATCCAGAGTAATTAATCGATTGGCATAATAACCATTGAGTGTGTTGTTGAATCCATTGAAGGTTTCTACAATCTCTAAACTCTCTACCTTCTTATAATCCTTGTCAATGTCGCGCACATAACGTCCATCAGCACTTTCGCCGGTAATCTTGTTGGCCATGTGCATATATTCACGATAGATTTCCTTGGTGGTTACTGCATTGTCAATGATGGCTTCCATGTTGGCAAAGTAAAATCCCTGTGTGGTTTCATAGAACAGAAAGCTGGGACTCTTGTAGGCTCGGGTAGTTGCACGAGCAGCCAACCAGTTAAGACAATGTATAGGATGCCAGCCTGGACTAGTAAAGGTTACATTGTTATCAGGATCGCCTATAACCACCAGAGGACTTTCGTCGCCAGCCTCACCAGTGTTTCTGGGTATGGCCAGGTTCTCTGAATAGATTTTACTGACCACATCAAACATGGATCCTGTGAATGTTCGATATACTGGAGCCAGCATGTCAATAAACAATTCGGTTGAACAGAAATGCAGAATATAGCTCTGCATGCCTGTGTCACGCAACATCATTCTATTGGTTATACTGTAGACCTTGAAGGTCTTGTAGATATGCTGCTGTATGCTGGGTGTCTTTATTTTTAGGCGTATGTATTCATCGCCAATAATAGGAAACTTACCCACAATATTAGCAGCATCAACGAGAAGAATTTTGCCATAGAGTCCGGGTTTAAAAATGTCTTCATAGATATTGATCTCAGTTACCAGAGTTCGAATATCCAGCTCTTCATTGTTTGCTTTTAAAATAACGACTTCTTGGATATCAACATCACCAGCCGTCTGTATGCCTTCTTCGGCATTGGTATTATCACTGGCCATTTTTCTTCAATAATGATTGGAAATTTTTTGTAAATGCAGGAACATACTGAGGTTTAAGTAGTTTGATGCGCCGTTTGCCTTCATTGATGGCATTCTCATAGTCATAGTAGCTTACAGGATAGGTGATTCCAGGATAGTCTCGAGTTGGATCACCATCGGCATTGTAGACTATGTCGCCCAGATCATTCTCATAATGTCGAGTAGCATAGACATTGGTAATGTTGTATTTGTGTTTGATAAGTGCTACCAGTTGTGCTTCAGGCAATGGCCAGTCAAATCTGGGATCTAATATCTCATTGGTTACTAGTACAATCCAGTGCAGCTTGCTATTGTTGTAGAATTTATCG